CGGCGTGCGTCGATTGCACTTCTCAACAAGTCGTCGCTAAATGCCACGCCGTCAGGAGAATCGGCGGTTGATGAGACCGTCACACGCATTGTGCTACCTACAGCAATAGGCACCAGGCCAGAATCAGCCCAGTTAAAACTTGTACTTACATAGATGCCCAAATTTGTGCTGTACTTGTCGCCCGCCTCGTTACGCAGATAGCTCAAAACGTTGAGTGGGACTGGGCTGTAGCCGCCGAAAGTGTTAGAGCTAGTGGGGGAGTACGCTTGGCTGAAGCCGTCCAGACGTTCATTCAAAATAGCGGGCTGCAGACGATAAGGATTATCATTTGCGCCGCCGTATTTGGTGGGATCGGTTTCGTAGTTGTTGCTGGTTTCGTCGCGGAAACGCAGTACTCCAGTGCCAGTGGGTTGAAAATAGATCCACTTGTTTTGAGCAATTAGATCGCTGATGGGTGTTTGACCGAAGGCGCTTTTGCTAGCGTCGATAGCAGTAATAGCGCCACCGGTCAGCATCATCAGCATTTGCAGGAATTGGTTGCTACCGTAACTGCGGACAGCGCTCCAGATCATGGCGCCGGTGACGCGGACGCCGCCTGAGCTGTTTACAGCAGTGTTTGTGTAGACAAGAGGGACTGGATCGCCGTATTTTGCAAGTTCTTGGACAGAGTTAAAACCGAAACGTGGCGAGAAACGTTGCTCACGTGTTTGCCGTTCGCCGCCATCACTTGTTGGAACACCTCGGATTTCTGGTACTTGTGGCCGAGGCGTCATTAACGTTGAAACAACTTGAAAAATAGCGCCTACAACAGCTAAAACAATCGCAACGATTACACCGCCATCGTTTCGAATATCAAAAATACTTTCTTGTTTTGGATCTGAATACTCAGCCTGAATGGCAAGAAATTCCAGGTAGTCTTCTTTGCTGATGCCCAGGGTGGCGATCAGTTCGTATTCGTAAGGCAGTAGCTTGCGAGTCATCGGTTCATCCAGAAGATTTGGCCAATACCGCCTAGTGGTGCTCGAATCACGTGGTTGCCGGGACCGATGAACAGCACGTCGGTATCATCAATGTAAGTGCCTAAAGCTGCGCCGACTTCAACCGGCAGCAAAACCACCGCCCCGGAAACTGGGGTTTTGCGGCGCTCGCCGTTTTCCAGCATCCAGCGTGCCATGCGGCGGCGGGGAAATGTGTTGTCGGTATATTCGGTATAAACCCAGTCGTACTGGGGACTGTAATCGCCAAAACCCATGCGGCGATGAACTTCGCACGCCAGCTGAAAGCAGTCGGTTTTGCCGCTGCCGTCGTCCGGGCGATGACCCCAGCCGTAAACCAAGCCGATCAAATCATTGACGGTGATCATCGCAGGGAAATCTGGCTGTCCAGAGGCAACGGCCCCACGAGATCGCGGGTGACTTGGCGGTTGGGGAAGTTGCTGGCCACACTGTCAATCGCACTGCGGAAACGGAGTTCCAGTGTGGTGTCACTGATGCTGCTGCCCGTACCAACAAAATATTCGGCAAGGCGATTGGGCGTGTACGCGCCGTCGGCAGTCAACCAAATTGTTGTAAGCGTTAGGCGGGATAAACGGTTTCCGTCACCGCTTTGAAGTAGACGCAGTGAGATCTCTAGGTTCGGAAACAGCACTTGGAGGATGTTGTTGTCGCCGCTTAAGGCGGCTGTGGTGCCTTCGGTGCGGAAAGGGGCAAAGCTATAAGTGTCGTTGCCGTAAATCTTATTTTCGTTGGCGAAATAATTTTGGAAGAGGTAGCGGCCTCCGGTGCTGCTGGTGAGGTTGAAGAATTGGGCGATGCGTATGTCCATCAGTCGTCGTAGCGCGGGTCGCGGATTTCACCAGCAAGATTGATGCGGATTGTATTGATGCCGGGTCGGATTGAACTGACTTCGGGTGGTTGGGCGTATTCCCAGCGCAAGTTGTCTACAGAAGCATTAGCGCGATTTGCCAAAGTGGAAGACATCCCAGCAGTCACGTTGCTGCTCAGTTGGAAACGGCGGTTGGCCTCTGTTTGTGAACGGTAGTGGTCGATCAGAGTAACGGCAATGGCATCGGACACATTGGCGTACTCCAGTTCCATTACGGCGCCATAGGGTTTGTTGCCGAAGGTCCGTTTGATGGCGACGCCGGATAGCGAGCGGTATTGCTTCTGCGGATAGACGCCCGGCTTGAAGTTGCGGGACGTTGGTGTGATTGAGGGGAAAGCAGCCATCAGCGGATACCAATGCGGCTACGGGTCTGGGGTGATTGCTGGATGCGATCCAGTGTCATGGTCATACCGCGTTTGGCGCCGTCGCGGGTAGCTTGGCGGCGTGTTTCGGCCATGGCAGCCTCCAGTTGATCGCGGCTGACGTATTCCACTCCGCCGATGCTGGTGGTCTCAAAGTTCATGTTAAGGACGGGTGCGCCAGCGGCACTACCTGGGGCGGCGCCCATGGAGGAACGCAGGTCGCTGTTGGACATGATGCCGCCATTGGCACCGGGGACAAACAGTTCGGGACCACGTTCGCCAACAAGATATGGAGTGGCAGCTTTTACAGGACCGCCGTCCGCCTTCTGACCAAAAGCGCGAGCCAAAAACGTCAAAATACCGCCCTTGTCATCAGCTGCACCACCGGCCAATGCTTTAAGAGCAGCACCAATGGCATACATAACCAACATTTTTGCAACGGTTTGCATAATATCTACCGCCAAGTTTTGCATTGCCTTGCCAAAGTCTTCCGACCCCTTAATTGCAGCGTCAAAAGCTTGACCAAAGGAATTAGCAACCGTACCTGCCAAGCCTTGATACAGATCATTTAATTGTTGCGCTTGTTGCTGTTCATATGTTTGAGCTGCAACCACTTTTCCATGATCTGCCAGCAGGCTTTGGATTGCCGCTCTTTGAGCATCAGTCAGAATGATGCCTTGCTCCTTAAGTTGATTTTCAATTTCGGACAGTCTTAATCGTTGCTTTTGTTCTTCAGTAACAGCCTTGACTGCTTCAGTTTCTCGCGTCAGGCCATCCATAACAGCCTGAATTGTTTTTGTTTTATCGGCTTCATTCTTTTGCAATTCTCTAGCAGTTACTAAATTGGAGGCATCCAAATCAGCCATTGCTTGAGCAAATACAGCCTGCTTTTCTTTTTCGTCAGTAACCCCAACCAATGATTTTTGATAATCAGTCAATATTTGTTGGTTGCGTTCTTCGCCTTTTAACCGAATTGCAAGTTGAGTATCACCATCCATTTCGGCTTGGGCGATACTATCCCTAATAAATGAAAGTTGTTTTGCGGCTTCTGTTTCAATTTTGATGCCTCTAATTCGTTCATTTAGACGCGCTTTTTCTTTAGCACCTTTTGCATCAGGTTTTTCGCCATCTCCGTAAGGCGCAGAAGGAACAGGCGTCGGAGTTGTTTGCTGCTTTTCAACGCGAGTGGGGAGCCCCATTGTGGCTTGAGCCCTTAAAGCGCGTTCCCCTAAAACGGTTCGCCGTGCGCCGGCTTGGGCTGTTGTTGGAATACCAAATAACTGGGACGCTGGACCCAACAAAGTTTGTGCGGCAACGATGCCAGGCTGTTGGTAGCGTTGCTGCTCTTGCCGTACTTGTTGCAGCGTCTTGGCGGCAGTTTGTTTTTGTTGTGCAGTTGCACTCCCGCCATAAATTGCAGCTGCTCCACCAGCAGCGCGTTCGCCACGTAGACGGCGGGTTTCGGCTGCCGCTGCCATCGCTTCCTGCAATCCAGTAACAATCAAATTGATGCCAACAGTGATTACCCCGATTGCTGCCAATCCACGCAAAACACCAAGCAAACCACCAGCCTTGGACGCAGCCGCTGCCGATGCGGTTTCCAATGTTTTTGTATTGCTTGCGTAAAGGGCAAATGCCGATGAACTGGTTTTTGCTGCTACGCCAGTTGCCGCTGTTGCGCCTCCCATTGCAACCATCGCGCCAACAAATCCGGCGCGTAGCGCAATAATTGCCTGTACTGCCTTTTGGAGCAGCAACATTTCAGCAATCAACTTAACAATTTGCCCCAATGTATTCATCACGGGCTGCGGAACAGCGTTCATGACGCTGGCAAACCCGTTAATCGCTTTGGTTAGATCCTGAACAATAATGACAACCGTTGGACCAAACGCCCTTCCTATTGCTTCGCTTAAGTTCTTAAACGATGTATCTAATGCTTTCAAGATGTTATCTAAACTGCCACGCATTGTTTGAAAGTCTGCGTCTGTCTTTCCCGCTGCTCCCCCCAAGCCCCGAAGAATCATTGCGTAATCGGAACCGGCTTTTGCGTTAGCAGCAAAAACACCACGCATAGCTTCTTGCGAGCCAAGTAACCTTGCAACAGCTTCTTTATTTGTGTCTTGTTTCTTGGCAAGATCAGCCAGCAATCCGCCAAAACCTTTGGCTTGCAAACCTCCGATATTCCACTGAATACCCAGAGCAGCAGCAGCTTCGGTACTTTCTTTTGTTGGCTGCAGCAGTGTGTTAATGGCAGCGCCTAATCCTGTAAATGCGATTTCAGCAGTGGCGCCATTTTTGGTTGCTGCTGCAATAAAGGCGTTGACTTCATCAAGGCTGACGCCCGCAATGGCAGCGATGGATGCAACGCGACCAAGTTGACTCGTGTAATCAGACCATTCAACCTGACCATATTCAATCGCTTTACTAATACTGTCGGTGACCTTAATTGCTTGGTCGCCGCTCATCCCATAGGCGTTCAGGGTTTTGGTTAAAACTTCTACCACTTGAGTGGTATCAGCCATACCGCCAATGGCTGCCTTGGAAGCGGCTTCAACTAGCTTTAAGTTACCCGCCGTATCACTAAAACCAGCGGACAGGGCTTGATAACTAGCTGCCGCTAAATCAGCTTTATTGGCAATTCCACCAAGACGATCACTTAACGCGCCTAAACCTTTGTCTAACGCTTTTACATCACCACCGACGGTGCCAAGGCGACGCAGATTGGTGTCAAGTTGCCGAACATCTGCGATAACGCGGGTCAGCGCAAAGCCTGCGCCAAACGCAGCGGCGGCTGAATTAAGGGCATTAAATGCTTTTTCGGTCGCCTGGGCACCTTGCTGAACCTCGCGCAGCTTTTGGGGTACGCCACGGGCGTCAAGGTTTAACGCAATGTTGGCGACAACCGACACGACCTAGGCCCTTTGCTACCAGCAGTCTACCGGCGCCGCTTTAGTTGACGCTCTTGCGCCTCATTTTGAATTTCAAAATAAATCGACCAAAGCAATAGCTCCTCATATGTCGCCTCTTGATTTAATTTCGCAAGGGTATAACCTAACTCCTTGGCAACAGCAAGCTGTAAAAGCAATATGTTGTCTTTTTTAAGCTCAGCTTTTAACGCTTTTCATATCAGCAGTCTGCTCCTCTTCTGGATTTGTAATGATCGCCAGCATTAAGGTTTGTAGGTCGGCATCCATCACATCGTTTTTCAGTTCGGCAATTTCACCAGCTTGAAACAACCGCTGCCCCGCGTCATCAATGGCTTTGGTTACCAGCAAATTCAAGGCAAAACCATTGGGGTCATCACCGCCAGGCATCTTCTGCGCCCGCTCACGCTCCGCCATGGTCAAAGCAGTGGCGTAAAACTCAAACTCGCTGCCGTCACTCAACTTGACCACACGCTTAATTGGGGTCAGATTCGCCGCTTTCTTCAAGCGTGCCAGAGCGGACGAAACAGGTGCGGGCATAAAAATTAGTCGTTCGTTATCACTTTAGACATAAAAAAGCCCCCGGTGCAACCCAGGGGCAAGAAGTACAACCGAACCAACCTATCAGGTGGTGCTGAAGTCAAAGCTGGGCACGCCAGTGGGACGGAAACTGATTTCTACCTGCTGAGCGTCATCAGGGTTGATATTCAGGCTGGCAGTCAGCAGCACAGCATCCATGGAGATGCTACGGCTCAGCGCCTCGGTGCTTTGTTTGTCGGTGTAGAGCTTGAAAGCGCAGCCGACTTGTTGGCGCTGCAGCACGTCTTCAACCATGCGATTACTCAGAGCGCTGTCCTCATTGGTGACATACACCGTGGCAGTGCCGGTGCCATCAGCAAAACCGGGAATATAAGCACGGAAGGGCGCATACTGACCAGCGGTTTGACCGATGGTGGTCACGTCGATTTCAGCGCGGCTGATCTCAAATGACCATGACTGCACTTGACCCACAGCGGCGTAATCGGCGTAATACACCTCAAACTCGTTGGGGGCAGCGGCGGTGCCATCGTCGGTGATGTTCACAGCAGCGCCACCGGCAGAGGCGGAAACCTGCAGGGCACCGGTGCTAGCGGTGTAAGCAATCACGTAATAGGTGGTGCCAGCAGAAAGACCAGCCGGCAGGGTGCCAGTACCTGCTTCACCGGTTTGGCTGTTGACGACACGGAATTTCACCGGATCGCCAACTTTGAAATTCAGGTAAGGCTCAACCGTGATGGTTTCAGTGGAAGTATTCACGCCAGACTCACCGAAAGTACCGGTGGTGCCAGCGGGTTTGTAGTAAAGAGCGCCGGACGTACCGGACAAAACAGTGACAGCCATTGTTGTGAGCGGTAGTGGCTGATCAGATTCTAGCTTTGCTCATAAGCCTCAAAAGTTATGACCACCTGTGTCTGCGAAAACCCTTCTGGCGACGAGGGTTCGATGGTGCGCGGACCATTTGCAGCATCAAATTTTATATTTTCCAGTTGCAAACGTGAAAACAGACTGATGCAGCGTTGAGCAATGGTCAAACCCGCTCCGGGACCGCTGCCACGGGGGGCAAAAATGTTGAAGACCAATGTGCCATTGCGACGATCAAAGCCACCACCAGTGCCGCGTGATGATGTGGTCAGGATGGTCATGTAGGCAGAATCACCCCAAATGATGCTGGTTTGAATCCAGCTTGCGTTATTGGGCGGGGTGAACGGAACGTTTTGGTAAGCGACGGGAACGCTTGGCGCTACTGCAAACTCAGTTGCAATGCGGTTTTCGATGTAGGAGCGAACAGTATTAAGGCTCATGAGTTACGACCAATGCGGTCCGCTTCTGCATCAACATAAGTTTGCACGTCCTTAGCGATTGAATCAACCCAGCCGCTTGGAACGCCCGACTTCCTGCTGCCCTTGATTGCCAACGGTTCAGCGTAAATCAAGTTGTTATGGATGCTGTAGACATTGCCAACACGTTCGTTGCCAAGGCTGTAGTTGACTGCGTTCGGCGGTGGATTGTCTGGGTACTGACCTTCTGGTTCTCCCTTAAAAGGAGCAGCATTTTGCCCAATCGCCCAACTTGCCTTAAAACGTCCGGTATCAGTTGGACTCGCCAACTTTAAGCGTCTATCTGATTCAAGAACAGCAACACGCAAAAGGACATTGAACTGACTTTCGGCATAGTTGCCAATATCACCGATCCTGATTTGACGTGCCACGTCATTCCCTCAGGAACATTTCAAACACAATAGCCGTATTATCCTGCTCAATCTTGCGAACCTCAACCACCTGCATGATCCGATTGGCCACAGTGACCTGATCAGAAACAGCAGGTTCAAAACTAAGGTCAGCAGCTGCAATCGTCAGTTTCTTATCCGTGCTCTTGACCAGATCATTGATTTCCCGCTCGATCACATCCTCCAACACCCCGCGAATTGTGGTTTCAGCAGCGGTTGGGGTAGCGACACCGGTGGTCGGGTTGTAAGCGCCAGTGGTAATTCGACGGATTGTGACCTGGCCGCCAAATTTCAGCATCAATTTGCTGGCAGTCTTTCGCAGTGAAGTCGCTAGTGCCATCAGAGCTTATAAGCAACGCAGTGACCGTTTTGCAGCTTGATGCTGGTAAATACGCCGTAAAGCGTGGTCGAGGCACTCATTGACTGACCAGACAAGGTATTGCCGTCGTAATTTTGTGCCGTAATGGCATCAATTTGAGCATTGGTTGTGAAGTGAATCGCAGCCCAACGCCCAGTATGCGTAGCCGTATTGCCAATAAACGTGGCGCCTTTGGCGTAATCAATACCAAGAACGTTGGAGTCGCTCATGATCACAGTTTGTAGGCGACGATTTTGCCGCTAGCCAAGGTGACGCTGGTAAACACGCCTTCGATCTGATCGCCTTTGCCCAGAGGCACGGAACTAAATGTGTTGCCGCTGGCGTTTTGCACAGTCGCAGTGCTGATCACAGCATCGGCCAAGGCATACAGCTTCCAAAACCGCCCAGCATGAGCAGCCGTGTCGCTGATGTACTCAAAGCCAATGTTGTAGGCGTCGTTGTCAGCCATGGTCAGCTACGGCGAATGGCAATGTTGCCCGGTCCACTGATTCTAAGTCCAGTCAAATATCTTTCATAGATCGGCGGCACGCGATCAGCACCAGTGGCCGAAGCACTGGCTCCAGCACTTTCGACGCGCAACGTACCGATCTGAACGCTCTTGTAATCCTCAATCCCGCTCAGACCCATGCCGTCCTTGTTGTTGTTCAAGTAGACGGCCAGTACACACTGGGCTTTTTTGATCTGATCGGGAATTTCGGTGTCGGTGTAATAGTCGGTGGTGATGCGAAACGGGAAGCCGACGGCATAAGTATTGATGTACGTGTCGGGCTTACGGACGCCAGTACGGGGCCATTGCAAAGCCTGGGTATCAGTGGCACGGGCACCAAGGAACCGTTCACGGTCTAGCCGTTGTGTAGCCGTATAAAGCGCCCGATTCTTTTGATCGTTTGTGGCGGACGCCCAAGCCGTTACGTCATCGTCCTGAACGAAGCCTTCAATCACCAGCTCCGCTGCTGCCAGCGTCAGGTAGGAGTTTGCGTTTGCGCCCCCCACTGTTGCGTCGATTGCTATGGCCATCGGCAGGCGCCGTTTCTGTTACTTCAAGTTTAGTTGTGGGCTCTGCAATAGAAAGAGAGGCCCCAGCCGTAGCCAGAGCCTCCTGTTCACGCAGTCGCCGGAAGGCGAACAACCCCATCAGGCGTTAGCGGCCTTGATGACGGCAAAGCTAAGCACAATGGCTTGGCTAAGCGAACCGCCAGACACGTTACGCACGGAGATCGCAAAGGATCCAGCCGCAACGGCATTGGCGTCCACGGCATAAGCACCGGCGGTGCCACCCGAGGAATGGTTAACGATCACAACATCATTAGCAGCAACAACGCTGTTAGTGACGGTGAAGCTAACGGTGGTGGCATCAGCCAGTGCTGCGCCGTTCATGGTGATCGCCCCACAAGCTTTGTTGAGGGTGACACCAGTGGACTTGCTGGTGGCTTGGGTGACAGCGCCGCCGTTACCGGAGACGTAGCCAATAGCAGAGCCAGCAGTTGCCTCAAAAAGGGAAGCCATCGTTAGTTCCTCCTATCAATCGAAGTTGGAAGTGATGGTCGCCCGGACGATACCAATGTTCTTGGTTTCGTACACCTTGCTCCAGTTGCCGACGGTAGCCAGCTGAGCACGGGTGGGGTTCGTGGTGGTCACGGCCCACTTAGCACCAACGGGGTGGTAGATGTAGTGCATGTCCAGAGACATGGCATCCGACTTGGCGAGAATGTCGCGGTCGGTTTCGGTACGCATTGCGGCTTGCTCACCGGAGGCGATAGCACCAGCGGTGAAGAAATAGCAGGCGTAGTTACCAGCGGAATTGGTGATGTCATCGGAGACGATCACGCGCAGACCCATATAGGTCGGAACGGACACGTCACCGTAGGCAGCGGCCACAGAACCGCCAACAGCGTTGATGGTGCTAGCGCCGGTAGCAAGGGTGGTCAGACGGGCTTCCGTGTTGGTCACGTAGTCAATCGCCTTGCGCTCCACGAGGTCGTAGTAGCAAGCCGAGTGCATGGCCACAGCGGTCAGCTTGTCGCCTTGATCGCCCAGGATTGCACGAGCTTTAGCCACCTGACGGGGACCAAGAGCAGTGGAACCACTGGTGTCAAAACGCAGAGCGTCAAAGGCAGGGGAATCGGAACCGGTCAGGCTACCGAACACACCTTCCAGACACTTGTACAGGTCGGCCTGCTGCTGGTTAGCAACGTACTCACCGACTTTGGCGCCAATGGCGGCCATGGGGTCAGAACCGGCAGCCAGAGCGGCCAGATCGCGGGCCTCAAAGGCACGACCACGGTGCAGGATCACGCCAACTTGCTTGTCAGCAGTGATTTTGCCGGGGGTCAGGCTGGTGGAATCAGAAAGAACTTCCAGATCGCCGGAGAGGTTGGCTTTCCAGAAAGGAACATTCACGAAATCGCCGCCTTCGGTTGCATTGAGTTCAGCCATGGGCTGCACAACGCCACTAGCGAGAAACTGGTTCCGCAGGGTCGATTGCTCAATGACGTAGGGCGTAAAAATTTCGGGAATGATCACATCGGAGCGAAGAGTCGCCACGGTGAAATCTCCAAAATGGTTTTACGGTGCGGGCGTAACCCAATGACGAACCGGCGTAGCCAATTACGTCTAGCGATTACATATTAAGCATTGTTGGCGGCAGCCTTCAAGCGTTCGTACAGATCACGGTCGGTTCGGTAAAGCCGCGATTGCTCGGTGAGGTTGAAATATTCCCGCGTGAACGGATTTTTGGTGCCGGCAGGAACGTCGGACGACACGGGTTTGATGCCGACCGGAGCGCCAGAACCCTTGATTGACGGCGCTTTGAACAGGTAACCGCGTTCAGCCTTCAGGCGTTCAACCCACTGATCCATGGGGATTTCGTTGTAGCCATCAACGGCCACAGGGTTGCCACTTTCGTCCAGCTTCAGTTGATCGCGGACAAGACGCAGTGCGTCATGCGGGTTATGGGCACCTTGCTCGGCAAGGATTGCAACCACGCGATTATCAAGTTGGTTGACCGTCAGTTTTGACTCCAACTCGGCAATACGTTTCTTGTAATCCTCTTCGCGTACTTGGAATTGTTGAGCGTACTGTTTCAGGGCTTCGTCGTATTTGCCCTTTGATTCCAGTTCCTCTTGTTCCTTTTTACGCTTGAACTCCAACAGTTCTTTTACATCAACGCCATCAGGAACAGAGACGGCCTTTTCCTTTTGTTCTTTGAGTTTGCCAATTAGCTCAAAGTTTTTGCGCTCTAAACCTTCGATGCTCCGCTTGAGTGCTTCAAGTTCATCGTTGCTGGCAGTTGGCGTAGCTTCCTGCAGTTGTTCGTCAGACATTGTGACCCGTAGGGTTTACCGCCAAAGTGTATAGGTAATTGGGCCCAAGGGCACATGTCACGCCGGGAATGGGATACGCCTGTACGTGAGCCGTGGAATCCCAT